CAGGATTGCCACAATCAGTCCCGTCACGGCGAGTCCGGTCAGGGACACCTCACCAGACTCGCCCACAAACTTGGGCACCATGGTGCGCAGGCGGCTCTGGACCGGCTTGGAGAATGCGATGGCGGCGGCGATGGCGGCGACGGCCGCCTGGAACTGGTCATCGGTCAGACCAAAGGGGTTGGAGGAAGACTTCTTGGACTTGGCAGCGCGCTCAACCATGGGCGCCTGCTGGGGAGGTCCCATCATCTCGTTCTGGATCATTTGGTTCGGGCCGGGCATGAGCTCCTCCAGAGGAGTAGAAAAGTCTGCCATTTGAGATTCGTCAACATCTTTTTCCGGCGAAGGAGGTCGCGTCCGCCTAATCAGCCCCGTCGGGACTGACTTGGCCTGGTCGCCCTTCTCGCGGTTGAGCGCCTGATGGGCGAGCTCCTCGTCCACTGTAAGTGTGGCCCCCTCTGGGAGGTCGCTCAAAATCGAGCTCGTGCTTGGGTCGTAAGTCATCATGGCAGACTGTTCAGGGGCCTGTGACCTCGTCATCTAGTTTCGATTGGGAATTTCTCTTAAGAGGCTTGGCGCGGGTCTACTTCCGCTTCACCACGTTCACGACCGACCCCTTTCTCTTGGGCGGTGGTGCTATAGATCCAGCAGTTGCAGCCGCCCGGGCATTGTAATGCCTCTGGTGGTACTGCCAGAATGCAGCCCCACCGACCCTGAAGTTCTTGCGAATGGGCGCCTTGTACCAGAAAACACAGTCCGTAATCTTGTTCGACTTGCTGGTGTTGTCGAGCACCAGACACTCGTAGTTTTCTGTGGTCGCATCCATGACCTGACAGAAGCTGTCGAACGTCGGGAAGACGCCGAAGAACGCCTTGTACAGGTTCTCTCGGTTCTGCCGTACGTTGTCGCGCAGGGCAAACACGTAGTCGACGTTGGTCCGAATCATGGGCGTCATATCCATGCAGTACTGGGTCGTCATCATAAAGAAAATCTTCCAGTGTCGTCCGTTCATAAACAACTGCCTGATCGCAATGTCTCTCATAAAGGCGCGGTCGTACATGCAGTCGTCCATGAGCACAAATACCGGCGTGCACTTCCCGGCCGCCAAGAGCTTCTTCTGACGCTCGATGATCTTTTCGAGCGCATCCTTGTTGTAATCTCCAAAGACGAAGAGGTCCGGGATGAATTGCTTGTAGTACCCGTTCCCCTCCTCTGTTCCAGACATGGCGATGCCGGCCGGCAGGTGCTTCTTGTGCCACAGGATGTCCGTGACCAGCGTCGACTTGCCCGTCCCGCGCTTACCGATGAAGACGCACACCTTGTCGTCGCCCATCTTGCTGGGATCGAACTTTCGGAGCTGTAGAGACATCTCCTCCTCCAATTTTCAAACAAAATTCACACTGGACTCTAGCGCGACCTGTGCTGGGAGTCGCGGAACGTCTCGGGCACTAATCTCTCTACCATTACTAGAGGCGACAAATGTCAGCCGGATACATCCAGTTGGCCGCCATCGGTCAGCAGGATGCCTACTTGACGGGCGAACCGCAGGTGACGTACTTTGCGGGCGTCTACAAGCGCCACACCCCCTTTGTTCTCGAAGCCTATGACATTCCCTTTATAGATCAGAGCATCACATATGGAAAAACGAGCATTTGTCGCATCCCTCCCAAAGGGGATCTCATACGAGGATTGACGCTCAAAATCAACCTTCCGGCTCTGTACAACCCCGGAGAAGACTGGACGTGGGGGCCCACTCCGTCAGCGACGAATTTCCCCCTCCTCTGGTTTGGCTTCTCGAATGGCACCATCGTGGGTCCCCTCACCGCCCCCACAAATTTCCAGTACTATTCAACGAACGTAGCATCTCTGGCCGGCTGGTTCGATTCTAATTTCGGTCCTTATGCGAGCTATAATTATTCTCTTAACAAGTTTGTGTTCTCGAACGTCTCGAACGTCATTGTGACGGCGGGCGCGCCGGACAACTCCGCACTCTCCAGCATTTTTTGGGGACTCGATCCGGTCAATTACACAACGGCGGCAGGATCAAACATTATTTACAACGCGACCGTCTCGTCCCTGTCGAACCTTTCGGCCAATTCCATTTCGCCTTCGAACACCTTCGCAAACGTCTTCATATCGACCCTGACACCAGACTACACCCTTCAACAGTCTGGTTGGATCCAGACGGTCGGGTTGCCCACGAACATCCTCACAGGGGTGTACCTCAGCCTCGCCGAGACTGTCCCGACATCTTCCCAGCAATTTCTCAACTTTTTCGAGGTCAACCCGTCGAGCATCAAGTATTGGACTCAGAATGATTTTTCACCGAGTAATTACGCTATAACACCCGGGGGGTGTATCAAGTTCATCAACCCGGGGTACTATACAGTCCAGATGGGTTTCAACGTCCAGGGCGGTTCGGTCCAGAACCTGGCGTACGGATCCTCCCCAACGGACGGCGCCCCCCCGATCCCTTCCTTCATTTACACCTCCAATTGTACGGTGTCGCCTAACCCCTCGACACCCATAATCATTCCCATCATCGTCACAAATCCTGGCCTTTTCTATTACTTTTACGTCACGACAAGCGGCGTGAACCTCCTCACAGGGACGTACTTTTCGGCCATCCCGGTGAATGATATTTACCAGCTTTCGACTGACGTCACACTCGCGAGCACGTCTCTGGCGCCCGTTCCCCTATACGGAAACGTGACTCCCCAAAACAGCACAGTGACCCTCGATTCTAATTCCATGATGAATTTTCAGTTGAACGGCTCGTACCTCATCTCGGGCTCCCTGAGTTTCAATGACCCGTCGTATGTCGCAAACGTCTCACTGGGATACGGTTCGAACATTATTTACACGTACGACATGTCGATCCAGGGACGGAATCCCACCTTTTGCTTTTCGATGCCCTTGGTCGCAAACACCCTTTTCTCGTACTATCTCAACGTATCGACGACCGGCTCCCTCTCGACCCTGAACGCCAACTCATTCTTTGCGATTAACCAGGTGGGCGTCCTTCCGCCTACGCAGGCTGAAACTATCCTTCCATACAACGGAATTCTGTACCAGAGCACATCGAACACCCTCCCGCCCTCGGGCTTCATAAACCTCGCGAGCACCTTCTACAGTTCAAATACAAATTCGGCCATGATTACCACAACCTCTGGGGGGAACCTTTCGTTCACGAACGTCATGTCCTTCATGATGACGGCCGTCTTATACACTTCCAACGCCGTCTCGACCGTCTCGATAGTAAGCACCGACCCAGCATTTTCGCAACAGACCCATGCAGTCGCGTCGAGTATCGCACCGCCCTACACCGTATCGGTTCCGTTCAGCGTCTCGAACACCAGCGCCCTGTATTCAATTTCGGTCGGAATTATTAACAATCTTTCGGCCAACGTCCTCGCTGGGACGTACATCTCGGTCGCGGCCCTGGCCTCGAGCATCAGCACCGGCGCCATTACGCCCGATTTCAGTTACTGCGACTCGGTCGGGACTCACATCATCAAGAACGCGGACCTCAAGATTGGTGGCCAGACCATCCAGAGCATCACTGGAGAATACATCGAGATTTGGAACGAGTTGAACATCCCGTACGAGAACCAGCCTGGTCTACAGCTTCTGACGGGCAAGTACGACACAGGGACGTCCATCCCACCCCCCGGCCGAACTTACTTCATCAACCTTCCGTACTATTTCTATGAAAACCCCGAGCTGTCCATACCTATCGCGGCGCTCGGTCGCCAGGACGTCGAGGTCTGGGTCACCTTCCGGGAATTCTCCGAACTGACAGCCATCTCCGTTCCTGACCCGACCTTGAGCGCGACTATCATCACCGAGTACGTCTACTTGGCCAACCCCGAGATTAACTGGTTCCAGAACCATCAGATCGACTATGTCATCACACAGACGCAGTATCAGGAGTTCGATCTGGCCCAGGGGTTCCAGAGCGCCGTGTTCGAACTGGAGTTTTCCGGTCCTATCAAGGAGCTCTTTTTCATAACTCAGCCGGTCGGAAACGCGCCTTACGACTATGTGGTCGCCGGGTCGACAAACCCGAACCTGCAGAGTCTCGGGATGACATTCAACGGCGAGGACGCATTCTTGACCTCGTGCACAAACGCCCTCTACGTCGGGGCGATCGAGCCGTTCAACCACCACGTCAACTTCTTTTCCAAACCCCCAACAACCTCACCACAGCCTCAAATTTTCGGAAGGCAATTTTTCATGTATGTTTTCGCAAAAAACCCGAGTAGCCGCAACTCCTCGGGCGCCATCAACTTTAGCAGGATCCGCAACGTGTTTTTGCAACTCAACGTCTTTAATCCGGGTGCAGTCTATCCCGCGAAGAAATTCCGGGTCATTGCCACGTCACAGAACGTCCTTCGGGTCGAGAACGGAATTGCCGGTCTGATGTTTGACTGAGTTTTTCCAGAAAGTTTTCCAAGACGCAACAATGTCGAGAGTTTCAAACGGGTTTTACGACTGGTTTTCCAATTCCAAAAGAGGATTATATACAAATTATTAAAATAATCTAAATAAGAATTTTCCAATTCCGAAAGGGGGGTACACCCCATTAGGAATTGGAAGTATATGCCGGGACTTGGCCGCCCGACCACCCCTCACCCCCTTTTTGGAATTAGTCATCTCCAAAAAATCCGGAAGTTTGCTTTCGGTTCATCAACTGTTCAAATACGTCCTCCGAGCTGTTCGGTCCCACCCATTCTGCGGGGGTCTCGACGCGCTCCGGAAGAGGAGGCCTGACTTCACCTGGTTTCATGCTTTGGAGATGAAACCTACACGCCCCGCGCTCCTTCAAAGGTCGCCCACAATTCCAGACGTTGCACTTGGCCTCGAAGATCACCCCAAGGTCTTTTGACCCGATACCCATATTGAAACGGATTTCAGACCGCAAGGTCCTCGGAACCTCTTTCAAATGTGAACTGATGGACGTCCGCATGTCCCTGAACATTTCAGACTGGAGGAAGCTGTTGAGGACAGCCTGTGTGAACGTCTTGGACTCGAGGAAGTCTCTGCAGGCCGGGTTATGGTCCCGAACCCACGTACAGTACTTTTCGAACCGAGGCCACGATTCGATGAGCAGAGGAACCACCTGGTCCTGCATGACCCGGTTCCAGTAGACGAGGACAAAGTCGCTTGGGGTTGCCCTGACAGCCTCACCATCCTCCATGTAATAGACGTCATAGGTCGCCACGTTGGGCCAGACGGCAAACCTGTTGCGGTCATTCAGCTGGTTGAAGATGTGACTGGCGATGTGACGGAAACGAATGTGCTCGTTGAGAGACTCCACGAGCTCAGTCAAGTCCAACGACCCAATATTAGGTGGGACGTACTCGATATCCCTCGTAAATGTATATGAATCTCTCGAGTCGCATGGATTCTTGCGATCTTCCTCATGCCGTTTCAACTTCCCCTGGGCCCTCGATAGGAACTTCGGGTCCGTGAACTCTTTGAAGCACTTCGGACACTTGACAGAGGCGACCATCTCTACTGTGCTCCAAGAAAAAAAACCTTCCCAGACCCTCGGTGGCCTGGGGAAAAGTTATGGTTTTGGAGCAGAATGTCAGCAGGGGTCCGAGTCTCGGGTCTCCGTCGGGTATGTCCTCCATGTGGACCCGGCACCGTCCTGATGGTGCACACTCCGGCTCGGAACACCATGCGACTTCACACGATCTCATATCTATCTATAATCCTTCCTGGTATTTTTAAGTTTCCATAAGTGGAAGGGAGGTGTCTTATAATTTCTCAACTTATGGAAGACGATTTGACATAAAACATAGAAAGGGTATGCACCCTGTTTTAGTTTTGCGTCACTTTAGACCCAGTAGATTCCATGGACCTGAGATACCATTTGAACATTATACATTCTCAACTTATGAAATACAAATTGACATAAAACATAGAAAGGGTATGCACCCTGTTTTAGAATTGAGTCAATCTAGGGCTAGTAGATTCCTGGCCCGAGCGCCCCCGGACCTCCCAAAATCTCTAAGTCCCTAGTAGTATGGCCGGACGGGCAAGTCTTGCATTCCTCGGCCAGGAGGACATTTCCTTGAGCGGGGACCCGCAGGTGACGTACTTTGTGGAAAGGTACGCCGGCCAGACGCTCTTCACCCAGCGTGTCGAACAGGTCATTTTCGACGAGCAGGGAGTCAGTTTTGGCACGGAGAACCACAGGATCCTGCCAAAGTCCGGGGACCTCATCACGAACATGTACCTGTACGTTGAATTCCCACCCTTGCCGCCGGGCGTGGGCGTGCTCGACTCAGTCGGGACCCTCATGTTCCAGTATGTCGAGTTGTATTTAGGAACAGAATTGATTGAACGTCTGTATGCAGAACACATCGAGTTGGCCTTTGACCTGGAGGTTCCCAAGGGGAAGCAACCGGCCCTCTCCTACCTCATCGGCAAGAACCTCCAGTTCGTCGTCACACCAAACGCATCTTACACGATCCCCCTGCCATTTTCTACATTCAAAAAGGGGATGGTGATTGATGGACCGGATATTACGTTTCGGATCGTCTGGAACCCCACGACGTTTTTCACGACGCCACCGACCAACCTGCCGGGGACAATCACGTCC